GGCCGAACGCCCCGGCGGACTTCCTGTACGACTCCCTGGAAGCGCCCGAAACCGACTTACACGATGACGAGTCGCTGCGTGCCGGCCTGATTGCTTCGATCGGGGGGGCGCACTGGCTGAACGTCGACCGCCTCATGGCCGAGATCCGCGATCCACGGACGGGTGCGGCGATGGCCCGCCGGTTCTACCTCAACCAGATCGTCGCCGAGGAAGATAAGCCATTCGACCGCAAACGCTTTGAGGAACTGGCACGACCGGGCTACCAGGTGGCAGACGGCGCGTTGATCACGCTGGGATTCGACGGCTCGTTAACACGCGACCACACGGCGTTAATCGGCACTGAAGTGGAGACGGGCCATCAGTGGGTGGTTGGTTACTGGGAACCCCGGCAGTTAGCGAACGGGGAGTTCACGATCCCGTTTGCCGAAGTCGATCAGACGGTGGAGTACGCCTTCGAGAAGTACGAGGTGTGGCGTATGTACGCCGACCCGTACAAGTGGGGCGCGTACCTGGCGAAGTGGGCGGGTCAGTTCTCCGCGGACCGGGTGGTGTCGTGGTCGACGACGCTCTACCGGAAGATGGCGGCGGCGCACGCGCAGTACCGCACGGCCATCGAACGGGGGGATCTGTCGCATGACGGCCGGCGGGAGCTGGTGTCGTCGATCGCCAACGCCCACAAACACATGCAGAGCTTCCGCGACGATGATGGGGAGTTGATGTGGGTGATCCAGAAGGAACGCCCTGATTCGCCGCTGAAGATCGACGCGGCGATGGCGGCGGTGCTGTCATGGCTCGCGAGACTGGACGCGATTTCGGCGGGCGCACACTTGCAGCAGGAGGCCGGAGCATTTTGGGCGTAGCGAAGGGTGGTGACGTGAACACCGTAAACGCGGAGAAGCGTGCAGGCGCGTCGGGACTCAAGTGCATCGTGTGCGGCGATCCCCTTTGCGATTGCCAGTGTTTCTACAACGGGAGCGCGCTTGCGCCTGATTACCTGCACGAGTTGGGTTGTCCTGCCGTATCGATCCGCGGTGCGGGCGTCTATCAGAAGCCGAGGGTATTTTGGGCGTAGTATGATCACACGTGTTCGGGCAGGAGCACGTCGGTTCTTGGCATGGCTCGACGCCGAAGATCGGGCGGCGTTAGGCGAACTGGCCGTGCGTAGGGTTATACTTGCGGCGGAAATCCTCGGCGGCGCTGTTGTGTGTGGCCTCGCCGTGCTGATTGTCCGTACGTTGGGGGGCTTCTGAATGGGCCTCGTCGCAAAGGCACTGGTACGTCCGCCCAGCCCTGTCATCACCAACCGTCCCTATGCCTTCGGCGCACAGGCCGGATATCTCGGCTTCGCCGCTGCCTACTCGTCGAACGAGATCCTGGCGCGAGTGATCGACCTGCGGGCCGACTCGGCGTCGGAGCCGCACATCATCGGCCGCCGCTGGCGCCGGGCAAAAGCGTTCGGCCGCGAAGCGGCAAGGGCCGAGATCAAGCGCGAGTTCAAAGCGCTTGCGGCGCAGGGATTACCGCTCGCAGTGCAGAACGCGATCATGGTGCGCAACGGCTTCTACGAGGAAGTGCCGATGCACCCGGCGGTGCAGCTCCTCAACAACCCCAACCCGTTCACCTCCCGCGGCCAACTCTGGGCGACGGTGACGATGGACCGCGATATCGCCGGTAACGCCTTCGTCCTGAAGGCGCGCGGAGCGCTGGGAAACCCGATGGAGCTCTGGCGACTGCGGCCAGACCGCGTGAAGGTCATCCCAGACCGCGTGAAGCACATTGGAGGCTACGAGTACCGCGTCGGGCGCGATGTGGTGGAGTTTGCCGCCGAAGACGTGATGCACTTCAAGACGCGTCACCCGCTGGACGACTACTACGGCATGTCGCCGATCATGCAGATCATGGACATCGTTAGCCTCGACAACTTCCAGCGCACCTTCCTGCGTACGTTCTTCGAGCGCGGCGGCATGGGGCCGGGGGCCATCCTTACGTCCGAAACCAAGCTGTCGCCGGACGCCAAAGACGAGATCCGCGAGCGTCACAGGCAGCAGTTCGGTGGCTCCAGCATGCTTGAGTTGATGATCCTCGATAACACCAAGAGCACCTACACCCCGATGAGCCTCAATCGGGGACTCAGGGACGCCTTGCCAAAGGAGATCGATGGCAAGGTAGAAGCGCGGATCACGATGCGCTACGGCATCCCCGGCGCCATCGCAGGCGTCCTCATCGGCTACGAGACGTCGAGCTATGCGAACCAGCGGCAGGCGTGGCAGGTGCTCTGGGACGTGACGATGACGCCGCTGCTGTCCGACCATGACGACGTACTGAACCTGTCGTACACGCCGGAGTTTGCCGGGATCGATGAGGTGCTGTTCGACCTGTCGGATATCAAGGCGCTGCAGGAGGACGTAGACAAGATCCGAGAGCGTAACCGCAAGGACCTCCAGGCGGGCGGTATGTTCTGGGAAGACTTCATGCAGAACGCGGGCCGCGATCCCGAGGGCGAAGGCACGTTGATGATCCCGAGCAATATGGTGCCGGTGCGGATCGGCCGTGGTGGAGCGATCGAGATGCCGGAGCCGAAGCAGATCGAGGCGCCGCAAGCGGAACCCGCCGCAATCGTCGATGAGGTGCACTGCGCGTGCGGCCGGTGGGTAGGGCGCAACGTCAACGTCGGCGCGACGATCTTTTGTCCGAAGTGCAAAGAGTACTCGGTCGCTTGACACCTTCTAGCGATCGTGCGTAGACTCGCCGTAACCGAATAACAGCTCGATGCCCTTCCGTGGGGCAGAAGCGTTCTTTTTCGTGAGCCATGTGCTCCCGTCTGAGGGCGCTTTTTCGTTGCCCGCGGAGAGAGCATGGCACAGAACCAATCAGCACAGAACCGGCTAGCGTGGATCGTCCACAACGCAGCCGCTACCGAAGCCGATATCGACATCTTCGACAGGATCGGCGATCCGTACGAAGGCACTACGGCTTCTGACTTCGTAAAGACACTCCGCGGCCTCAAAAACGTGGCGCGGATCAACCTCCATATCAATTCACCGGGCGGGATGGTCAGCGACGGACTGTCGATGTACGCCGCCCTCAAGCAGCACCCCGCGCAGATCGTCGCCTACGTTGAGTCGCAGGCGGGATCAGCAGCGTCATTCGTCGCGATGGCGGCGGACAAGGTCGCGATCTTCCCCAACGCGAAGATCGAGATCCACGACGCGCAAGTCCCACTTCTCATCGGCGCGAGCGCGGCGGACATGCGCCTGTACGCGACGATGCTCGACGAGGAGTCGAACAACATCGCAGCCATTTACGCCGAGAAGGCGTCCGGTACGGTCGCCGAGTGGCGCGAGGCCATGCAGGCGAACGACGGTCAGGGGACTACCTACCGAGGCGAAGAGGCTGTAACGGCGCGGCTGGCCGATGAAGTCGTGGCTACCGCCCGCAACTACGACCCGGCTCGGATCGCTGCGTACGTCTCACCAAGCGCGGATCACACCCACACGAGCGGCGATGCCACAAAGGTGCGATCGGTGGCCATGCCCAACTCAACCACGTCAGTAGTCACGACTACCACGAACGGCGACATCCAGGTGGGTAGCACCGTCTCGTGGTTTGACTTGTCGGAGAAATCCCCCGTACGCGCCGTCATCGCCGATGACGAGACGCTGCACGACGAGAAGTTCGACCTGTCCCCCATCAAACGTGAGCCCCCAGCTCCGACGCTGGAAAGCCTATTCAGGAAGCATCCAGCCAAGCTGGAGGTAGGAGGAAAGGTATGACGACGAAACTGGCGATTCCTCAGACCGCTGAGGAGATGCAGGCGATGATGGACGACCCGAAGGTGGCCGCCCAGATCATCCAGAACGGACAGTGGTCGGAGTTCAACCGCGCCTATGCGAAGGCGACGGACGAACGCGGCGAGATGGCCGACCTGGTACGGCAATCGGTTGAGGCGGCGATGGCCGGCCACAACGAGATCGAGAACAAGGTCGCCGAAACCACGCGATCGACGATCGCCGAAGTGCTCAAGGAACACGGCGTCACCCGTCCGACCCTCGGCAAGCCCGAGGCGCTGGGCGAAGGGGCACACGCGGCGGCCACGCACAATCCGATCGCCGCCGGCGCCTCTCTGGACGGCATGTTCGCCAACCTGGGCGACTATGCCCGCGTGGCGTATGGCAAGACGGTGACGCCCGATGCGCGCCTGTCGAAGGTGCTGGAGGTGCAGAACGCCTACAGCTCAACCGACCCGGCGAGCGCGGGGACGCTGATCCCGGAGGAGTTCCGGTCCGCCATCTACGAGCTGGCGCTGGAGACAGCGGTGGTACGCCCGCGAGCGTCTGTGATCCAGATGACCGGCGGCACGATCTCGCTGCCGTTCGTGGACGTGACCACGCACGCCGGCGGGACGTTTTTCGGCGGCATGTCGTTCGCCTGGACGCCGGAGTCCGGCACGATCACGGCATCAGAGGCGAAGTTCGGGCGCGTGAAGCTCGAAGCGAAGAAGCTCACGGGTGGCGCGCGCGTGCCGAACGAACTCTGGAACGATGCGCCAGCGCTGAACTCGTGGCTGATGCGCTCGGCGCCGCAGGGCATCAACTTCACCGAGGACGTGGCGTTCCTCACAGGCGTCGGTGGCAACGACCCGCTGGGCGTGCACAACTCGCCGGCGACGATCACGGTGACGAAGGAGACGGGACAGGCTGCGGCAACCGTTGTCACTGAGAACATCCTCAAGATCTACGCCCGCGTCCTGCCGCAATCGCTCGGGAACTCGGTCTGGGTTGCGAACCCGACGACCTTCCCGCAGCTCATGACGCTCTCGATCGCAGTGGGCACCGGTGGCGCGCCGGTGGCGCTGGTGAACATCCACGCCTCGCCGACGCTGACCATGCTCGGGCGGCCGCTGATCCTCTCGGAGAAGGTCCCTGCGTTGGGATCTGCCGGTGACATCGGCCTGTACGACTTCGGGTTCTACCTCATCGGCGACCGGCAAGCGGTGTCGATGGAGTCGAGCGAGCACAGCCGGTTCATGAACGACGAGACGGAACTGCGGCTCATTCTCCGCGCGGACGGTCGGCCGTGGATTCAGTCACCGCTGACGCCGAAGAACGGCGATTCGCTCAGCCCATTCGTCCTTCTTGGAGCGAGGACTTAGTAATCCGGCCGGTGCGTGGCACTAACCCCCCACGCACCGGCTTAGCCCTTCGCAGCATTGAAACCCTGCGAGGGAAAGGAGACAGACGATGCCGAACACGAATCCGCTGGGCTTTGGTGCCATCCCGATCGGGGTGGCGACGGGCAAGCACATCAACATGGAGAACATGCAGGGCTGCTGGTTCATCTGCTACGAGGACGCCGGCGCACAGGCCATCACGATCAAGGAGTCGATCGACGGCGCCAGCGAGCAAGCGCTCACCTGCCTGAACGAGATCTGGGCGTCGAGTGGCGTCACCGGCGCGTTTACGCGAGAGACGACCGACGCCAACGGTGCACTGAGCAACAGCTCCTCGATGGTGAAGAAGGACACGACACAGTTCGACCAGGCCGCGTTCTACATCTCCAAGCAAGAGCTCTCGGCGGGCTTCAACTCCGTTGAAGTCACCATCGACGGCGCGGGCATCTGCGTTGCGGTGCCGGTGCCGGTCGTGGGGCGTGCGCTCCAGAACCAGGCAAACGTGGTGGTGGCGTAAGTGGAACAAGTGCGGGCGATCTTCATGCAACGGTACGGGCTCAGAAGTCCGGCCGACGTGCCGGATGCGCTGCAAGAGGCCATCGCCAGCGGCGACGTCGCGCAGGTGAGGGTCGTACTGGCCGGATATGAGTTGTATCCGCACTACGCCGCACTTATGGACGCCGCGCTCGCAGAAGCAGCAGAACCGGTGGTCCCTGCCGCCGTGTCTGAGGCGGCTCCTCCCCCCGAAGAGGAGCCGCCCACACCACCAAAGGCGGAACCACCGCCGCAAACGCGAAAGCGTATCTC